CTCTTGTTGAGCAGCAGGCTGCGATTTTGGATGACGCTAATCGTCGTCGTTTTGCAGCGGAGCAGGCCAATCGTCAGTCTCTGTCGGATCAGCTCTCTCAAGAGCTGAACAATGATGACAGAAGAAAGAAGATGGCAAGTGAGCTCCATGGTCGTCGGGCTGGTGAGTCAGATGATCGTATTGCGAGTAGGCTTTATGCTGCAATTGCGGACACTCAACCTGTTAAGGTTGTGGCCCCAGAGGTTCCAGCTCCCGTTGAAGACGGCGTTGCTGCGCGTGTCGCATCTCGTGCGTTAACTTCGGTTGAGTCGGCCTGGCGTGCTATTTCGTCACAGCCGGATGAAGGTCAAGTTGTTATCGATGATGATGAGCAACAAGATTTTCCGGAGGCGTCTGCTCCTGCTGGGGCTGCTCCTGTTGTTATGGGGTTTGCTAATTCCATCAATGATGCTCCTGCTGTGCTTGCAGGTGGTGACAAGCTTTTTGAAGCTGGTACCATTGCGCTCGCGTGGGCATCTTTGTATTTTGATGATGACAAAGCTGCGTCAAAGAAATTGAAGTTTGCAACTCAGTTCATGGCTGCTATTGCAGCCACGGCTAGGTTTGCTGCTCAAACTGTCCCGCAGGTGTATTGCCAACATCATATTTTGGCAAAGCAAACTCCCGGTCAAGACTTTTGGGTTTGTGGTAGGAATGTGGCACCACGTATTGCCAATGCCTGCCAGTGTTATCTGAAGGTGCAAGGCAATTTGATTGCCCTTGTTCGTCCTGATGCGTCGAATCGTCTTTGGGGTATTCCACCCAAGTTCTCCGCAGCTTATGCGCGGGCTCGTGGTGTTGGGAACTCAGCGATTGCGTCTCTGGCCGGCTTGATGCCTGATCATCCTGTTGCCAAAGCCATTGTTGGATTAGGTTCCGCTGGTGTGGTGGCAGGTGCTTTGTACAAGCTTTTGAAGTCTGATGTTGATGCTGAGCCCCCTGTGGCCAAGGCACCTGAATCGCCAAAAGTTGTTCCGTTGAAGCCGGCTCTGAAAGCTGCGGCATTAACTGCTGATGTTGAAAAACGTAAAGCGGCAGGTATGTTGTTTAATGCTCAGGGTTTCTGGTCTTTTGCGGCACCCGTTGAGAAGGCGCCTGATCAAGGTGTTACTCGCGGTTGTATCCACATGAAAGATTGTCCAGCTAAGCTTGCAGGCCTCGTTGATTCGAGTGCTGTTGCTAGTTGCAACTTGGAATGTGGTGGTCACCATTGCATACATTTTACTGAGTGCAAGGCGCCCAAGAAACCGCAGGGAAAGTCTCGTGGTCACGCTAAGAAGCGTGTGACGTGGATTGATTATGAAGAGGACGGCGTTACGCCGAAATCGGATGATCCTGAAAACATGGAAAGATTTTTTCAGAAAAATCCCCACATGCGTCCTGATGCTGATCATGATGTGTTTGCTGATTTGGGCGGTGAGTCCGATGATGAAACTGAG